GCCTGTCCACGGGATAGTAGTCCAGCACCTCGTCGGGGGTGAACTGGTTGCCGAACAGGATACAGAACCAGCGGATCATCACATCCATCGCTTCCGGGATGCTGATCTGGTCGTCGGTCTGGATGGTTTCGCCCTTAAGTGCCGCCTGAGACAGAGCTACGATCTTGCCGTACACCTTAGCGGCGGGTTCCATCTCACGCAGAGCTCGGCCGGTGATAAAGTCAACGGTGTATTTCTTATTGTTGAGCGTACAGGTAATCATCTCAGATTCCTCCTATCAATAGTCCAGGTCATCCCGATAGTCGGGCGTGAGCACAACAGGTTCATTCTTCCGGATGGCCTCACGGATGATCTTGATATTTTCTTCGTCTGTTTCACCCTTGAAGCCGATACCGATGGCATAGGGATATGGCATGCCGAAATGTTCAAAATAATCATTCATGGCCTTATCAAAGTCAGTCATCGTCTTTTCCTCGCTTTCATCATGTCCTGATAAACCTTGTAGGTTCTGGGGAAATAGTCTTTGATCGCCGTTAGCGATCCCGGGTGCGATGCTTCTGCAGAAATGATCTCGGCAAAGATCTCCTTGCCGCTGTCTCTGGTTGTCCAGTAGTCCAGGCCGTGTCCGCTTCCCAGAGGATACGAAATACCGATTCCGGCGCCTTCGAACATATCGGAGATATCGCTGCGGTCACGCATGCTGTATTTGCCCATGGCCTCGCTGACCAGAGATCGCGCAGCCTGTTCACGGGTCATGCCAGGATTTTGTCTGCGCAAGCGTGATAGATGGCCTTCCAGTTCGTCTTTGGCGGTTCGTCCAAGAAGACCGCCACCTGAGCCGCTTCGGATGATGGGCTTGTTACCCGGACCGATGCCCTGGAAGAGTTCGGAGTAGGCACTGTATCTGCCCTGGCCTTCGGAGCGGGCGATCAGGTAATCTGTCATGTGACCGTATTCGTGGAACAGAACGCTGTATGGTGTGGAAATAGCATCGCCCCGGGCAACAGAGGCAATGTGCAGATGAACGCTGTCGTCTCTGGGTGAATAGAAGGCACCGTTATCACGTCGCATGTTTGTTGCACGAAACTGTGCTGCATATTGCTCCCACATGGCGCGAATGTGATCAGGTGCATTCTGAAGAATGTCAAGAACTGCCTGTGCATGGTTTGCACCGTATGCGTTTTTCAGAAATGTAGTAATGGATGCCAGACCGCCTGCAGTCTGACGATGACTGGCACCGCCTCGTCCGCCCATATCAACACCGCCTTCGGGCATGAACAACCTTGTAGAAAGGTTCATGCTGTTCGATGTTGCCGGTACAGTCAGCAGGCACATCACCGAAGAAGATGATCTTCTCAGGCTTAAGCCGATTCAGCATCTCGTTATATCCGTCCATAAACAAAACACGTGCAGCCGGACTTTTCTGGGTTCCAACCGAGGATACGGCAACGCATCCGCCGACAGGCTCGCCATCAAAGCACCACTCGAAGCTGTCATGATCGCTCCAGCAGATGGACGGGATCACTGTTATTCCCATGTTCTGCCAGTAAGCACCGATCAGATGCTTGCGGTAGTGATTGTAAATCTGCACAGCTCTGGGATAATCGGTAAAAAGGCTGAAATCAGGTGTCATAACCGCCCTGAATTCAGAAAGAAGGCGCGCATAGCGTCTGGGGTCATGCCATGTGCGTTCAAAAATGTAGTCATCCATAAAGAAGTGAACACCGTGATAGGATCTCTTTCTGTCTGTAGTCGCACAGTTGAAGCCGATCCAGTCCAGCCTTTCTTCAAGGTGAACAGGCGCGAGCTTTGGCGTATCATACAGCCCTTCGCAATCGAACACTCCAAGCCCCAGATTGTGTCCGTTGCGCTCCATTGCTTCAAGCGCCATTGGGATCACCTCCAAAGGAAAGGCACACCCCAATTTCATGAGGTGTGCCAGAGTGTGTTATCAGGTGCCGGTGAAAGAAGGCTCATAAACCGTGGACAGGAAGTTTTTGCCCTTCTCGGCAGTGAAACCGTTCTGGCCTTCATCTGCCACTGCCTGATAGCGGCCATCGTGGGTACGCTTGATCGCAGTCCATTCGACCTCGCCGGTCTGACGGGTTACGGTGGTGCCTTCCTTGGTAGCATAGTTCTCAGTTGCGGGCTTGGCGCGAACCTTATACAGCCAGACATAGCGGTAGGAATGGTCAGCCTTTTCGGACTTGAAGCCAACAGCAAAGTAGCCGGGCTTATCCGATGCAGTACGCACCAGAACACCGTTGTCATCAATCTGGTTGCCGAAGATTTGCTCCTGGATCTGAAGCGGGATATCCGCCATCTTCGTCTTGAAGCTCAGTTCGGGATCGGGATACAGGGTATCGAATTCCACGTCATCCGCATACTGGATGTCGGGATCAGCATTTTCCGGCGTAATGGAAGCCTCGATTGCGCCGGCGAGCAACTGAAGATCGCCATAGGTATGTTCCGCATCAGTATCAGTGACCAGCGGAGCAATGACCACGTTTTTGAGACCCACGGTCGAAGAGACCTGCGGGGATGCAGCGGGAGTAGCCATAATGTGTTACCTCCAATTCTTAAAGGTTGTCGATGGCGTCCTGCAGACCTTCCCGGATGATGGCGTAAGCCTCATCTGCCCGGGTATCATAGGCAGGACGAACGAAAGGATGAGCAGGAGCCGGTGCGGGGCCGCCGTGACCGAACTCCACTGGGTTTGCGTAGTAGGCGCCTTCAGCGGAATGATGCACGCCGATGGTCACGCTCTTTCCGCTGTATTTGCGCTTTTTGACGCTGCCGATCTCAATGGATCGGTGCAGTGCGCCGGTGATGATCTTTGGATCGCTGGAGGCATTGGCTTTCATCTGCTGATGGATTGGCTCGGCACCTGCCAGCAGAATCTTCTTTGCATTTGCGGAACCAGCGCCGTCTGCGTCCATGATGCCTGCCATCCGGGCAATATCATTGCGCAGCGCTTCCAGTCCTTCAGTCTCAAGAGGCATCGAAATGCACCTCCTCATGCCAGCACCATGTCCACTGAACGGCAAACTGCCGGGTGGCGGTATCATAGGCAGGCTGGTTATAGCCCTTGTCAGATTCCTCGACACAGGAAAACCCGGCTGCATACATGGCGCTGCGAATGCGGTCAGCCATAGCAGTCGGGTCTGTATCACTCCAGAGGTTGAGGTAGACAAAGGTGCGGGTCGCAGCTACATGATCATCAAAGTGGCTGGACTCGGTTTTGGTCGTGGAATACACCACATACTGAACAGGTGGGTTCTGATTCGGAGAGGTTGCTCTCCACACACCTGCCATAACGGGAATCCCGATATCCTTAAGCGCAGTCTGTACTTGCTTCATCCGCTCACACCTTCGGAAACAGACGCCTTGAGGCCAAGGTAATGACCGCGGAAACCATACTCGCCCAGCGTAGAGATGTGCCACTTCTTGTTTCGGAACAGCACCCACATGCCGGGAACGATATCCGCACGGTAGCGGATGGTGAAGTTGACAACAGCTTCGGTGTTCATGACATCAGCGGCGCGGTAATGCTGGTTGCCGGCATCGGTAACAGCAGCCCACGCCCTGCACAGAACGATATCGGTTGGTTCGGGATAGCCGTTTTCGTTGACCCTGCTCTCGGTATAGCCGATCTCCACCAGATGGCGGAGGTCACCGGGATGCGGATCGGATTCAAAGTTTTTGTATCCTCGCAAACACAGCCACCTCCTTTAGAACATTTTCGAGGGATCGCGGTACGGATACAGCAGGTTTTCAAAGGCAATGCGCATGGTCACGTACACCTGACGGTCAGGATTGTCCCTGTTTTCGTAGTAGTGGCTGACCATGAGCATGACTGCAAGGCGCACAGGCTCGGGTGCGCTGTCGGAAAACTGCACACGGCAGTAGTCCTCTGCAACAGCCTGAGCCTGTGCGATCAGCGTGGAGATCAACTCGTCCTCCTCATCGTGCTGAATGCGAAGATGGTTCTTCACTTCATCAATGGTGAGGATCACGGAGCATCACCTCATTCAGCGACGTCGGGAGCCATAAGGCCGGCAGCCTTCAGCTTGCTCAGCAGTTCGTTGAAGTCCTCACGGAGCGCGGCAACAGTCGTCGCTTCGCTTTCCTTCTGGTTCGGGATCTGCGCAACTTCCTCGTCCGCGAACGCGGCAGGCAGTGCGTCAGCGCCTTCCACTTCAGCGCCGGGGAGAAACGTGAGCTTGCCGCCGATGACAAGCTCATTACCACCGTGGGCAAAGTAGTTTTTCGCATTGTAGCCGTTACTCATGAGAGTACCTCCTTATCAGGAACCGGCCTTCATGGCCAGACACTTCATGCCTTCCTGCTGTACCAGACGGGCATCCAGACGCTGGGTAACGCGGAAGCCGATCTGGCCGGTGGCAGCATACAGCTCGTTCAGACGCTGGATGGAGCGGCCTTCGCGGTCAGCGATCCAGTAGCTGGAGAAGTCACCGAACAGAATGGGCTTCTTACCTGCACCAATCAGGGGCATGTGGTAAGAGGTTTCGTAGTTATAGCCCAGCAGGGTGTTGGGCTGACCCGCCTGCAGGCCGGGCTGCCAGAGGAACTGGCCGTTGCCGTCCTTCAGCTTGCGGATGGCCTTGAGGGTCTGGTCGTTGAACAGGAAAATGGCGTGCTTGCGGTAAGGCGCCTTCAGGGAATAGACCAGGTCAATCAGTTCATCAGCGGTGAAGGCGGTAGAACTGGCGGCAGTGACACCGGCAGCCGCACCGTTGGTATCGTGCAGCAGACCGTAAGGCTTGCCGGCACCGTCGCCATTGATGAAGGCGGCTTCCTCAGCATCGCCGACACGGCGGGCAAACTCGTTGGCGATGTAGGACTCCACATCGAACACGCTGTCCTTCAGCAGCTCCTCAGACACCTTGATGATGGACGCAACCTTGTGTGCGCCCAGGGAGATCTGACCGAAGCTGTCATCGCTCTCGGGAATCTGGCCCTCTTCGTCGACCCAGCTGGCAGTGCCATGAGAAGCAACCAGAGGAATCTTGCGGTCACCGGAAGAGGTGTGAATCACCTTGCACAGGGTACGGAGCTTGTTCTCCTCCTGCAGTGCCTGCACCAGAGTACGTTCATACTCATCCGGGACGAGGTAGCCGCCCTCGGTATCGCTGCCTACCTGCAGGGCGTTGAAAACGGAATAGTGCGTATAGCGATCACGCACCATGTGCCAGAAATTGTCGCGGTACTCATCGGATGCACGGCCGGGCTTGTCGAGTACGGGCTTTTCGGGACGGGAAGACAGCACCTTGCTGGTAGGCGTATTCAGTTCACGCTCCAGACGCTCGGCACGCTCCTCACGGTCAATGGCAGCGCCAAAGCTGTCGATGTCCTGTTCCATACGTTCATAGGTCGCAGTATCCTCGGCATTCATCATGCCGTTCTCGTCGGCGTGCTCGTTCAGAAAAGCCTTCGCCTTGTCCCAGAGTTCGCCGCGCTTCTGACGGAGTTCAGCAGTCTTACTCATATTGAAATTCCTCCTTATTTACGTCGGGGTTTGATCAGATCCAGCCGCTTGTGCAGCTGAGAAACAGGGGTGCCGGGATCAACCGGCTGAGTTACTGGGGGTTCGGGGATGGATTCGGTTACAGAATCCGGTGCAGAAACGGGAGCAACCGCCACGGCAGCGAGTTCGCCAGTATTCTTATCACACTGTTCGATCCTGCGCCGGGAACGCTCAATCCAGAGACTGACCTTGGCCTGAGCATCCTTCAGCACAACCGTGCGGTCATAAGCCGCATTGATGATGCCGGTGCCCATATCCACAATGCCGTCCACGAAGCCTTCCGTATGGGCTTTGTGGGAATCCATCCACGTGGTTTCGGTCATCATGGTGGCTACTTCATCCCGGTTTTTGTGGCAGCGACGGGCATAGACGTTGAGAATGCTTTCCTTGCAAGCCTTGAGCATGCGGATCGCATCATTCAGGTCACGCTCGTTGCCGAAAGCAAAAACGCTGGGATCATGGATCATCCACATGGAACCGGGCGTCATTTCCAGCCTGTCCGCAGCCATTGCAAGTACAGTGGCGGCAGATGCAGCTGTACCGGATACGATGATGTGAACATCACCGGGATAGGCTCGGACATCATCAAACATCCTGACCGCCGCATTGCACGAACCGCCGTAGCTGTTCAGAATGATGCGGACAGGAAGGCTGTGATCCTCGCCCTCAGCGAACAGTTGATCGTGGAGAATGTCAGGGGTGATCTCGTCACCGTACCAGACCTCCTCATCGATGTAGCCGTTCAGATTGATAACTCTCAAGATTTCACCTCCTTGTTCTGCGCCCACACGATGCCGGCGAGAACAAAAAAGACACACGGCACAGCAACGCTGTTTCCGTATGCCTTGTATTCAGCTGCATCAGAGTTGGGTGAAGTGAGCCATTTTACAATGGAGTTTCGGGTACGTACACGCTCGGGTTTGCCGTTGATTGCATCCCATTCACGGAAGACCTCCGTCCAGAAGCGGATGTCCTCTTCAGAAGGATCGGGGGTATCCAGATCTTTGCACCAGCCGTCAGGGTAGCCCTGCAGTCTGCAGCACTCGTCCGGAGTAAGCCGTCTGACTAGGTACTCCTCGCAAGGCTTGCCCACAACGGGCGGATCTTTCCAGTCCCGCGCCATCAAGGGCGGGGCTTGCTCCTGACCGACAGCAGTGAACTCGCCGGTGGTTACGGCGTATACAGGCTCAACAACCATCATGCCGCCCTGGTTGCAGGCAGGCGAACCGCCGTTGCAGTCGAGCGTTCTGCTGGTGTCAGCTTCATAGATGCCGCTGTGGGGATTGTCCGACAGCATGGCGTTGCTCTGATCGGCGGACATGCCATAGACCCTGACCACCAGTTCATTGCATCTGCCTTCACCATTATCGAAGGTGTTGAGGGTATTGGCGACATCAGCTTCCTTCCATTTCTGGGCTTCATCAGCCGAGTGGGGTCTGGTTCCCTTGCAGTATGGTAAAGAGAAGGTCAGTGGCACATAATTACCGCCTGTTCCCATCCGGGAGCAGAGGGTCTGGCAGATGCCGTCTTCTTTAATCCTGATGCGGCTGTCCGTGGGATTGAACTCAATCGCCACACCAGGCGTAACCCCCGCACGGAGCGTAGGGCTTTCCTCCTCACGATAGCCGATGCTGCGGCTGTCGGCACTGTGCTCGGTACAGAAGCCGGAAGCACCCATGATGCAGGGCGGATGATGAGCTTCGGCACGGAGGGTGGAAGTCATCTCACGGGTGACATCCATGCGACTGCCGCCCTGATCGTTCAGGCAGAGGCCTGTCTCTCCAGAGCCTTCCGCAGTACCTCGGGCAGTTCCTTGCCTCGTTTCGCAGCGCGGCGGAGTATACCCAGACAGGCCTTCGGACTCAAAGAGTACCGATCCGGCACATTGTCCATCAAGATCGAGGACAGCAAATATACGTTTCCGTCTTTGTGCGACTCCCCAGCCCTTCGAGGCATCGAGGATTCGCCATGCGAGAGAATAATTGTCTCCCAGGATCTCGCCGGCTGGCAGCCACTTGCCGCTGTCAGGCATAGGAACATCTGCTTCGGGGTCTTTGATGCGGATGAGGCTTTCGAGGACTTCCCGGAAGTCGCGCCCATTCGCCGAGGACAGGGCGCCCGGCACGTTCTCCCAGACAGCCCAGCGCGGGGATCGTCCATTGGTCTTGCACCTCATTTCTGTGATAATTCGGATTGCTTCGCGGAACAGGCCGGAACGTGCGCCGTCCAGTCCGTTTCGCTTGCCGGCGATGGAAAGATCCTGACAGGGCGAACCGAAGGTGATGATGTCCACCGGCTCCAGATCGCCGCCATTCAGTTTGCTGACATCGCCGTAATGCTTCATATCGGGCAGTCGCTTCTGCGTTACGCGCACGGGAAACGGTTCGATCTCAGATGCCCAGACGGGATGAATACCCGACTTGATGCCTGCCAGCGGAAAACCGCCGATGCCGTCAAAAAGACTGCCCAATGTCAGTTGGTTCAAGGTGCGCTGCCTCCTTTCGGTTTTCGCCGTTTCCGGGGATTACTGTCCTCGGCGGGCGGCGTTTCTTCTTGCTCAGGTGTGTTTCCGTCGGTCTCCTGATCACTGTTCTCAGACTGTGCGGCGGATGCTGCGGCAGCGAGGAAAGCAGTGATGCCAGCGAGGTTGACAGGGATCATGTTACCGTTGACAAGGTAGGCATTGCCGCCTTCTTCATCGGACATGGCATTCATGTTCTCCAGTTCACGGATATCGTTGGCACTCATCCAGCCGTTCTGACGGGCGATTGCGTAGCCCTCCATGCGGCTTTTGTAGTCGCCGCGCATCAGACCGTCCAGATTGAACTGCACATAAAAGCGCCCTTTTTCCTTTTCGGAGAAAAGAGCGCGGTTGACGGCTTGCTCAATGCGAACCAGCCACGGGCGAATGGTATGGACGGCAAAATCGATTGATTGATGCTCGATATTGCTGAAGGTCGCTCTGTCCAGATCGCCGATCATGTGAGGCGGCACACGGAAGATACGGCAAATCTCAGATACCTGAAACTTTCGGGTTTCCAGAAACTGCGCTTCGTTGTTCGGCAGGCTCAGAGGAACGAAGGTCATGCCTTCCTCCAGTACAGCAACACGGCTTGCATTGGAGGAACTTCCGTAGGCAGCGTTCCAGCTGGCCCTGAGTGCAGCCGGGTCTTTGACCGTGTTCGGATGCGTCAGGATACCGCTGGGGCGAGCGCCGTTGGAAAAGAACTTGCTTCCGTACTCCTCAGCGGCGATGCCCAGACCGATTGCCGACTTTTCAAGTGCAATGGGACTGTAGCCCATGACACCGTCAAAGCCAAGGCCGGGAATGTGAAGTACATCCCTGGGATCGAGCCGCCAGCGTTTACCGTCGCTGGTTGTATAGGTGTAGGTCAGAAGCCCTCCGGCATCACGGTCAACTTCCATCTTGTCCGGTAGAAGCGGATAGATGCTGTCGATCTTGTCTCTGCCCGTACGGATAATCTGGCAGTAGGCATTACCGTACAGCAGAAGATGTGCCAGCATCGTTTCACGCAGGATGAACGAGGTCATTTCCTTGTTGGGCTCATCATGGATCAGCCGGTACAGCGGATGATCAGTAGCCTTGCGGCTTCCGTCCTCGGTCGTTTCATATACATGGAACGGCAGACTGGCGATAGTCTCCGCAATGACGCGAACACAGGCATAAACAGCAGATACCTGAATGGCAGAGGACGGATTGACCGCCTTGCCGGATGCGCTTGTACCGAAATAGAAAGTCGGCGCGGATGATACGGCATCAGTGGGCTTGTCCCGTGCGCGGAACATACGAGCGAACGGATTCTTCAAGATTCTCACTTCCTTCATGATTACAGGCCGCTTCCTGTCTTATGATCGTGGCAGTCTTTGCAAAGCGGCTGCCAGTTGGTGCGATCCCAAAATAGAACGGGATCACCTCGGTGCGGAATGATATGGTCAACAACGGTGGCAGGTGTAAGCTTGCCATCGTTTCTACATTTTGCGCAGAGCGGATTCTTTTTGAGGAACAGCGCCCGGGCAGATCGCCACTTACTGTCGTAGCCTCGCTCGGAGGCGTTCTCCCTGGCATACAGCTTGCGATGAGCCTCGCAATATACTCCATCAGAGAGGTTCGGACAGCCCGGATGCCTGCATGGTCGTTTCGGTTTTCTAGGCATGAAATCACCTCACAGTACCAGCAACCCGCGATGATTGTAGACAGAATCAGCGGTACTCAGGTTCTTCATAGCACGATCCAACGCCATCACAAGGGCAACTGCGCCGTCAACCTTTTCAGTTGACTTTTCCTTATCCAGCTTCAGGTTGCCGGCGGGATCGGTGCGAACATATGCGTTGTCCATATTCCATCGCAGAACGGGATGCCCGCCATGTGCCAGTTTATGTTCCAGCACGATGCGCATCAACTCTTTGGTTGGAGGACTCATGTCTTTAAAGCCCTGACCGAAAGGCACCATTGTGAAACCGTCATCTTCCAGCGTCTGCACCATCATGGTTGCATTCCAGCGGTCATGGGCGATTTCGCGGATGTTATAGCGTTCGCCGAGCTTACAAATGAACTGTTCGATGAAGCCGTAATGTACGACATTACCTTCGGTGGTCTTGATGAAGCCCATCCGTTCCCACTGATCGTATGGAACATGGTCGCGCCGTACTCTCAGTTGCATGGTTTCTTCCGGGAGCCAGAAAAAAGGAAGAACCCAATAGGGCTCTTCCTCGGAGGTTGGTGGGAATACCAGCACCAGCGCTGTAAGGTCGGAGGTGCTGGAAAGGTCGAGGCCAGCATAGCATGGTCGGCCTTCCAGCCAATACGGGTCCACAGTCTGTCCGCATTCATCCCATTTATCCATAGGCATCCAGCGAACAGACTGCTTGACCCACTGGTTGAGACGCAGCTGGCGGAACATGTTCTCATCTGCTGGCGTCTCCAAGGCTTTCCTGTACGCGTCCCGGACTTTGTCAATAGAAATGGTTTCTCCGAGCGACGGGTTAGCCTTGTACCAGTTTTCTTCGCTTGTCCAGTCTGCTTCATCCGGCAGACCGAATATGACCGGATAGAAACGAGGATCGACCTTGCGGCCCTCGATTATGTCCACGGCTTTCTGATGCACTTCCCAGCAGATGGAGTTTCGGTCGGTGCCGGCAGTCGTGAGGAAAAACCACAGCGGCTGTTTACGGGCATCACCGGAGCCCTGCGTCATAACATCATAAAGGGCGCGGGTCGGCTGAGTGTGGAGCTCGTCAAAGATGCAGGCCGAAACATTCAGGCCATGCTTGGTGGCAACTTCCGAGGAAAGCACCTGATAAATGCTTCCCGTGGGCTGATACACCATGCGCTTGGTGGAAGGAATAATCTTGATGCGCTTCATGAGTGCCGGGGACTGCCTGACCATATCGACTGCAACGTCGAATACGATGGCAGCCTGCTGGCGATCCGAAGCACAGGAGTACACTTCAGCCTTCCACTCATCATCATTTATGAGCATATTGAGGGCAAGCGCGGCACCGAGTTCGGACTTGCCGTTTTTCTTGGGGATTTCGATGTATGCAGTGTTGTATTGACGCATGGTGGGATCATCATCTCGTACTGTGCCGAACACATCGCGGATAACCTTCTCCTGCCAGGGAAGCAGTTCAAATGGCTTGCCGTGGAATTCGCCCTTTGTGTGCTTGAGTGCCTCGATAAAGCGCGTCACACGCTGGGCTTTTCTTTCGTCAAACGCCACGTTACCAGCCTCCCTTCAGAAGGGATTCCATCGGATCGTCCGAAGCGGAATCATCCTTGCCACCGCCATTGGCGATAATACGGGCGCGAGTGGCAGGTGTAAGACCGAATTCAGAGCAGAAGCTCTGCATGATTTTGAGGTTTTGCTGAGCGATGCTGACTTGCGGCACTTGCTGAACGTAGCCCGAAGGCGTCTGGAAGATGGAACCGTGCTGGGAGATGAACTCTTCAGCTTCTTTCCATCTGGCATAAGCTTGACAATAGCCGGCAAAAGCGGTCAGATCTGCCTGCGTCAGCACGCCCATCGCTTCCAAGGAGGGAGCCAGCCGCTTCCATTCCTTTTTTGCTTCCGGTTCCAGCCATGTCGGGCATTTGACCGTACCCTTGGGCGGGATCGGCTCATGCTCGTTGATCGGACGCTTGCCCGGGTTGCCTTCCAGCAGCTTTAGCGCGGTCGGCTTGGGCTTTCTGCCTCGTGTAGCCATCTGGCACACCTCCTTTCTTCAAAATGTTTTTCATCACTTAAGCGGTGCTCTGAATGCAATCCAGAAATAGGTGTCTCCCGAAAAAAGCCCCTTCGGAGTAGTAAAGCTGGTCTCGTTTATGTTTGTGACGTAATAGGAACTGATAGTCTGATCGGTACCGAATATGGTTGCAGGAGTTGTGGCACTGTTTGTCCAGTATCTGGTTGTTGTCGAAGTGCCTGACGACGAAGAGTTGCGGCGCACGGAATTGTAACAATACACATGCCCGGCATCTTCCCCATATACAAGCGACATCAGGGCATCATAGTATGTTGTTGTGGTGTTTGAAGGCGAACTGGTTTCATAGGAGCCGACTTTTACAAAAAGAATAGCACCCGGAGTATGCCCCAGCCCGTGCTCGACAACCTTCGCAGAACCCGTAGAAGTAGCCCTGACAGTGCCGCATTTAAAACCGATATCATCTGCAACTGTGATTCCGGCCATAGCAGTAATCATCTGACGGATAGTCATATCGCCGGTTTCGCCAGATTTTAGTCTGACGGCATCTGCCAGTTCTTTCATTCTTGTGTCAAGATTTCCCATTACCACTTACCCTCCAGTATTTTGTCTTCGCAATACGATTGGATAGTGGCAATATCATCGGCATTCCAGTAATCTGTACCGCGAACAGGCGTGTAACCGGGTTCTCCCTTGATGGTTCCGCCGTTAATCATTTGCACCAGCTGTGTGTACACATCAGCAGTTGGGTTGGCAATTATACCGCCAAGACTTTTGATCGAATGCTTGAACGGTATCTTGACCGGGGTCGAGGCGATGTCATCCGTATAGACACCGAGCTCCACGACATTGGTTTTACTGATGTCGGGGACATTGACCGTGTTGCCGGTGAAAGGAATATCTACATAGCTCCGCTGCCATGAGAACCTTGCAGTTTTGAGCGTTTCAGTATTCCATTCCGAGTCGAAGTCGAACTGAATTACATCGCTGGGGTTGTTACATACCAGCGATACCCCGGAAGGAATCGTAGCGATACGCTCCTTAACGGTAACAACAACTGTTGCCATTACGCATCAGCTCCTTCCAGAGAGGGTGCAATTTCCGAAAACGGAATGATCTGCCCGTCACGAAGAACGGAAACACCATCTGCGCCGTGTTCTGCGGCATAGCGCATAACGATGACCGAAGCATATCGGGGATCAAGCTCCATCGTGCGGCAGATACGGTCCGTTTGCTCACAGGCCATGAGCGTACTGCCGCTGCCGCCGAACAGATCCATCACCACGCCGTTGGGTGCAGAACTGTTCTTGATCGGATAAGCCAGAAGCGGGATCGGCTTCATAGTCGGGTGTTCCTTGGAATGCTTCGGTTTATCGAAGTTCCAGATTGTGGTCTGCTTGCGGTCGGAGAACCAGCGGTGCTTGCCGTTGGGCATCCATCCGAACAGTACCGGCTCGTGCTGCCACTGATAGGGGCTTCTGCCCAGAACAAGGGAATTCTTGACCCAGATACAGACGCCGCTGATGTGGAAGCCGGCTTCCTTGAACGCCCTGCGGAAGTTCAGCCCTTCCGTATCGGCATGGAAGATATAAGCAGAGCCGCCTTCCGCCATATGAGCAGCCATATTGCGAAATGCGGCCAGCAGAAATTCATAGAACTTTTCGTCTGCCATGCTGTCATTCTGGATGGATTTGCCGTCAGCAGATTCATACGCCACA